AAAGCAATCCGAACTGTATAGAAAAACAAATTAGCGAGTATGCGAGTTTGAAGTATGGAAAGGGCAAGATACAAGAGTTATATGCGGAGTGCTTTTCAATAGTCGGTAATGATAATGAGTTGAAAAATTTATTGATTAATGTTATAAAGAGTTTGATGTAGAGAGGTGTTTGACATGATGTGGAATCCGTCTAAGGAAACAGCTGAATTGCTGAAAAAAGCTAATGAAGCTTATGAGGCAGGAGATTTAGAAGAATATAAAAGATTGCATGCCGAATTTACGGAACTATTTTCAAAAGAAATAGAAGAACACGAGAAGAATATGCCGAGTAGTTTTTGCTGATACAATAATATAAAAGCACGTCAAGAGGCGTGCTTTTTTGATACCAAAAAGGAGAGTGGGACAAGTGAATATACGAGGTTTACCGCCTTAGCACCTATGAAACGGTGCTTTTTTTATACTCTTTTTTCAGCGTTGCAGAGAATAAAGAACAATGCTTTTTTACAGGAACGCACCTGAATAAAAAATTATGGAGGAGAAATAAGAATGGAATGGTTAAAAGCAATATTGGAAAAGGCGAAGATTGAGGACGGCAAGTTGGATATTGACGGAGTGATGTCGACTGTAAACTCTGAATTTCCGAAGTATGCAGTACCGAAAAATGTTTTCAATGACAAAGTTACGGAGCTTAAAACGGCGAACAAAACCATTGAGGACCTTAAACAATCAAATGCCGACAATGAGGGATTGCAGAAGAAAATCACAGAGTATGAGGGCGAGATTGAAACGCTCAAGACAAATGCGTTGAACACCGCTAAGACGTTTGCCTTAAAGGAACAGCTTGCAAAAGCAGGTGTGACAGATGCAGATTATCTTATTTACAAGCAAGGCGGAATTGACAAGTTTACATTCGACAAAGACGGCAAGCCTGTCGGTGTGGACGATATTCTTAAACCGCTTAGGGAGGATAAGACGTACTCACACCTTTTTGCCGAAAAAGGAGGAGCATATACACCAAAAGGCGGAAGTGGAAGTTCAGACGTAAATCCTTGGGCAAAGGAAACATTCAATCTTACCAAACAGGGAGAAATTTATAAAAACGATCCTGCTAAAGCAAAAGTATTAATGCAAGAGGCAGGAATAACAGGAGGAATTTAATATGGGAACAACTTTATCAGATATTATCGTACCGGAACTGTTTAATCCGTACGTTATTCAAAAAACACTTGAAAAATCGGCACTTGTGCAGAGCGGTATAGTTCAAAACGACGCAGAGTTTGACAAGCTTGCGTCACAGGCAAGTCCGCTTGTAAATATGCCGTTTTTCTCTGACCTAACAGGTGAATCGGAAACGGTTATCGAGGGTGACGACCTCACCGCCGACAAAATCAGCAGTAAGAAAGACGTTGCGGTAATTTTAAGACGCGCAAAAATGTGGAGTGCGACAGACCTTTCCGCCGCAATGTCGGGCGCTGACCCTATGGCGGCGATTGCAAGTCTTGTATCGATTTTTGGGTAAGAGATTTACAAAAGGAACTTATCGCAGTGCTTAAAGGTATCTTCGGCACAATTCCGGCAGTCTCCGACGGTTCGCCTAAAGAGGCTGAAACAAGACTTGCGTCAAACATTCTTGATATGTCAAGCGCAAGCGGTAACGGTGCAAAATGGAGCGGAAGTGCTTTTATTGATGCACAACAGCTTTTAGGCGACAACAAAGCGGAACTTACCGCCGTTGTTATGCACAGTGCAGTTGAGGCGGCACTCAGAAAGCAAGACCTTATTGACGTAATTCAGCCGTCGGGGGCAAATCCGTTCAGTACATATATGGGTAAGAGAGTTATTATTGACGACGGCTGTCCTGTAACAGGTTCTGGTTCAAGTCAAGTATTTTCAACGTACCTTTTCGGCAACGGTGCGATTGCACTCGGTAACGGTACACCGGAAAAGTTTGTTGCAACAGAAACAGACAGAGATAAGAAAAAGGGTAGCGGTGTTGATTATCTTATCAATCGTAAGACGTATATTCTTCACCCACGCGGTGTTAAGTTTACGGACGCCGATGTCGCAAATACGGAAGGTCCTACGCGTACGGAACTTGCCAACGCAAAAAACTGGACACCCGTATATGACCCTAAGCAGATTAGAATTGTCGAAATGCGTCACAAGATTTGATGAGGTGACTTATGGACGAGTATATAACTGTTTTTACGGATATGTACGGCATAAGCGAAGATGACAGAGGAAAAGCCGAAAGGTGTATTGAAAGCACAATCGAATATATCAAGAATTATTGCCACATTGACAGTATTCCCGATGATTTAAAGCATACCGTTATACTTATGGCGGCGGACTTGTTCCGCTATGACGTGTCGTCATCATCGGGGCAATATGACAATGTAACGTCAATCAAAGAGGGCGATGTTACCGTATCGTACGGCAGTAATTCAAGCAGTATGTCGAGCGTGTTTAAAGACTACAAAGCAAGGCTTGCACGTTTCAGAAAGTTGGTGTGGTGATGAATATGGTAAGAGCGGCGATTGAAAGACTGTATAAAGGTTTATGCTCGGTCAAAGTGAAAGTTTCAAGCGTGAATGAGGAAACAGGCGAAACTGTATTTACCGAAAAGGCTGTTTTAACGGAACAGCCTTGCCGACTTTCGTTTCAAAGCCGAAATTCGGCGGCAAAGGACGACGGATATAACACTGTATCGCAATCGGTTGTGCTTTTTATTGCGCCTGAGGTTGAAATACCGTCGGGCAGTAAAATAACCGTTACACAAAACGGAAAAACAACTGACTATTGCCGTAGCGGTGAAAGTGCGGTTTATACATCGCACCAAGAAATTGCACTGGAATTATTCGAGGATTATGCGTAATGAATGAGATTGATTTTTCACAGCTTGAGAAATTGCAAAAACAAATGGAAAGAACGGATTACACCAAAGCTTGTGCATCGGCTATGAATGTAATTTCACAGAGGGCATTAAAATACATCAGTAACGTAACAAAACCCGGACATTACAAGAATGGTAAAACGGGCGGTACACTGAAAAAGAGTTGGCAAGCAGAAAGAACAACCGTAAGCGGAAGTACGGTAAAAGGCGGAATATATACCGCACTTGAATATGCTCCTTATGTAGAGTTCGGACACCGTACAAGGCTCGGAAAGGGTACGTCCCCGAAGTACAAGCCTAAGAAAAACGGCAAAAAGTGGGTTGAGGGTAAAAAGTATCTTAACACCGTAGTACCGAAAGTTGAAAGGGATGCACCTAAAATACTTATGCAGAAAATGGAGGAAGTATTGAAATGACATCAAAAATAAAAAATGCAGTGACGAAAGCTATTCATAACCTGTTTGGTGATGATTATGCGGTATATACGGCATACACCGAACAAGGATTTTCAGAGCCTTGCTTTATCGTTGAAATGTTTCCGCTTAACGTACAGTCGACAAATTCATTTTTGGACGATGAAACGCAGACGGTACGAATAAGATATGTTCCGAAAGATATAAGTCAAGATGAATTTATTGATGTGGCTGAAAAATTAAGAGGTTTGTTTTTATACAATCCGCTTGTATTGTCCGACGGTATGCGTATAAGAAGTTTTAGTATAGATTTTTCTTTGGAAAACTACACGCTTGTGACGGAGCTTGTATACAATTACACCGTTAAGGTGAGAAACGAAAGTACATACGATAAGGCAGAAGATTTGATATTAGGAGGAGATTTATAATGGGTTTACCTGAAATAAATATAGTGTTTCAGTCCAAAGCTGAAACGGCAATTAAACGAAGTGCAAACGGCATTGTTGCACTGATTTTGCGTGACGCAACCAAAGGTGATATTACATCATATTCGTATACAAATGAGAGTGAAGTTGTAAAATCTCATTGGACAACCGCAAATTATGATTACATAAGCAAGACGTTCCTCGGCGGACCGCAAAGGGTTATTGTTGAGAGAATAGGTGCGGAAGATACCTATGACGACGCGCTTGCACGATTAAAAAATAAAAAGTGGAATTACCTTGCAATACCGTCGCTTGCCGATAACGAAAAAGATATTGCGGATTGGATTATCGCGCAGAGAAGTGCGAAAAAGACATTTAAAGCCGTACTTCCGTATGCTGCGAATAATGAGGGTATTATAAACTTCGCAACCAATGATATAAAAGTCGGTACAAAGGTTTATACCACTGCCGAATACTGTTGCCGTATCGCAGGACTTTTGGCAGGATTGCCTATGACAGAGGGTGCGACGTATCAAACTCTTGCGGAGGTTGAAAGCATAACGGAAAGTACAACTCCGGATGATGATATTGACGGCGGTAAGTTTATACTTATCAATGACGGTGAAAAGGTTAAAGTCGGCAGAGGTGTCAATTCGCTTGTAACCTTGTCGGGTGATAAGACGGAGGATATGAAGAAAATCAAGATTATAGACAGTCTTGACCTCATAAGAGATGATATAAAAGCGTCGTTTGAGGAAAATTATATTAACGTTGTAAACAGTCACGAAAATAAAATGTTGTTTATCGGTGCGGTTAATCAGTATTTTAAGTCGTTGCAGTCACAGGGCGTATTGTATGACGGTGCGGATTGCAGAGCTTATATTGATGTTCAGTCACAGCGTGAGTGGCTTGCTCAAAAATATGACGTGTCGGATTGGACGGACAGCGAAGTCGAAGTAGCAAATACGGGAAGTATCATATTTGCGGGGGCTGATATTACAATACAGGATTGTATTGAAGATTTGAGTTTTAAAATAGGATTGGAGTGATAGATAATGGCTGAAAGTGTTAAACCGAGAGGCAATCAACTTTGTTCCGGTACATTCGGTAAACTTTGGATTGACGGAAGTCTTGCCTATGAAGTGTATAAGTTTGAGGCAAAGGAAAAGACAAATCGTGAGAGTGTAAGTTTCGCCGGCGATACAACGAACGATTCAAAGCTTATGGGCGTTGACTATGAATTTTCATATACCGTACGAAAAGTATATTCAAGGGGCAAAGAAATAGCCGACGGTCATAAAAAAGGTAAAGATACAAGACATACATTGGTAGCAAGACTTGAAGATCCCGATAACGGCGGTTATGAAACAATTCAACTTGATAATTGTTGGTATAATGATGTGTCACTTATGAATTTTGAAAACGGTAAGATAGTTGAAGAAGAATTCAGCGGCGGTTTTACCGACTATGACCTTACATCTA